CGATGACCGCGACGCCACCGCTTCCCGCCGAGGGCGGCAGCTACATCCGCAACGAGAAGGGCGAGCTTCTGCCGGCCCCGACCCATGACGCGCCGGAGCCCGCGAAGGCGCCGCGCAAACCGCCCGTGAAGGAGGCGTGACATGCCCTTGAAATGGAACCGCAAGGTCCTGCTCGCGGAGATCGAGACCACCTACGGCACCGATGCCGCCCCGACCGGCGCGGCGAACGCGGTGCTGGCGACGAGCGTCCAGCTGCAGCCGATGCAGGGCCAGGACGTGAGCCGCGAGCTCGAGCTGACCACGCTCGGGCCGCAGGCCACGGTGCCCGTCGAGGTCCACGCGACGCTCGCCTTCGAGGTGGAACTCGCCGCCTCCGGCACCGCGGGCACCGCGCCGGCCTGGGCGCCGCTCCTTCGGGCCTGCGCCGTGGCCGAGACGGTCGCGGCCGGCGTGTCGGTGACCTACAACCCGGTCTCGGCGTCCCACGAGAGCGCCACGATCCACTTCTGGGTCGAGAACACGAAATACGCCCTCGTCGGCGCCCGTGGCACCGCGGTGATCCGCATCGGCGCGCAGGCGGTGCCGAAGATCGCCTTCACCTTCACCGGCCTCTTCACCGCGCCCTCCGAGGTCGCGCAGGCCACGCCGACGCTCACGGCCTGGCAGAAGCCGATCGTCGCGACCAAGGCCAACACGCCGGTCTTCACGCTGAACGGCCAGAGCCTGGTGCTGCGCTCGCTCGAGCTCGACCTCGCCAACGAGGTGGTCACCCGGTTCCTCATCGGCTCGGAGAGCGTGCTCATCACCCAGAAGAACGAGAAGCTGACGGCGACGGTCGAGGCGGTGCCGCTGACGACGCTCGATCCCTACGCCCTGGCGCTCGCCCAGACCGCCGTGCCCCTCGTCCTCACCCATGGCGTGGGGGCGGGCAAGATCGTGACCCTGAATGCGCCGCTCGCGCAGATCCAGCGTCCCTCGGGCCTCGCCGAGCAACAGGGCATCGTCGAATGGCCGCTGAGCCTGGTGCCGCAGGTGGGCGCCGGCAACGACCAGTGGACGCTGGTGCTGACCTGAGGAGGTGAGGCGATGGCGGGCGTTCTGGTCGGGGGTTTCATCGTCTGCATCGGCGGGCTCATCGCCGCCAATGCCTCGGCGGCCGAGCGGTTCATGCTCGGCCTCTGGGTTGCGATGGCAGGTGGCTTCGTCCTGCTCGGCGGCGTCGCCGACGTGTTGATCCGATGAAAGGAAACGGAATGTTCAAGGTGATCGAGGATCCGCAGTTCGTCGAGGATGTGCGCGTCGAGGTGCCCGATGGCGCCGCGGGCTGGCGGAAGGAGGTGCTGCGCACCCGCTTCCGGGCGCTGAAGGTCTCCGATGTCAACACGCTCGCGGAGGACGGCGGGGTGAATGCGCTCCTGGACCGCGCCGTGGTCGAGTTCGAGGACCTGGTCGACGAGAGCGGCAAGCCCATCCCCGGCGACGGCGAGTGGCGCGACAGGCTCCTGGACTATGCGTTCGTCCGCGTGGCGCTGATCCGTGCCTTTCACGAGGCGCAGGCAGGGCTCCGCGCGGGAAACTCCGCGCCTTCGGCCGCGCCTGGGCCCGGGGCGAGCTGAAGGGGCGCATCGATGACGAGGCCGCGCGCGATGCCGAGAGGTTCGGACTGGAGCCGCCGCCCGCCCCGGAGCCCTTCGGCCTCTGGGCGGAGCACCTCGGCCCCGCGCGCGCCTTCCTATCCGTCGACACGCAGTGGCGCGTCGCCTCGGGGGGCTTCGGCATGGCGGTGATCGGGCTCGACTACACCGCCGTCAGGATCGGCCTCCGGGCCCAGGGCATCGCCCTAGATCCTGACGGCTGGGCCCGGCTCCGCCTCATCGAGGCGGGCGCGCTCGAGGCGATGAACGAGGCCCGGCAATGACCGCCTTCAACGTCGCCATGCTGATCACCGCCGACCCCGCCCAGGCGCGGCGGGGCCTGAAGGAGGCCGGGGCCGAGGTCCAGAAGTTCGGCGCGGCCGCGCGCCAGGCGGGCAATACCGCCGCGGCCGGGTTCGACAAGGCCGAGGCGGAGATCCTGCAGTTCCGCCGCGCCTCGACCGGCGCGACCTCGAACCTCGTGGCGCAGCTCAACAACGTCGGTCAGATGCTGGCGGCCGGGCAGTCGCCGCTCCTCCTCGCCGCCCAGCAGGGCACCCAGATCAGCCAGGTGTTCGGCCCCCTCGGCGCGGCGGGCGAGGTCAGGGCCCTCGGCGCGGCCTTCCTCGGCATGCTCAGCCCGGTCAACCTCGCGGTCTTCGCCGCGGTGGCCGCGCTCGGCATCCTCGGGAATTCGTTGCGCGGCCTCTTCGGCGAGACGAAGTCCGTCGAGGACGCGATCGGCGATCTGGCCGACGCCACGAAGGACTGGCGCGACGCGGCGAAGGTCGGCAGCGCGGACCTTTTGCGCGAGTTCGGCCGGATCACGCCCGAGATCGTGGCGCTGCAGCGCGAGATCACCGGGCTTGCGCTGACCGAGCAGCTCCTCAAGTCGGCCGAGGCGGCAGCGCTTCTTGGCGACGAGTTCGACCGCATCTTCGATCTGCGCAGCCGGTCCGGCGATATCGCGGCATTCCTCGACGTCGAGCCGGCCCTGTCCGGCCGGCGCAACGCGGCGACATCGGTCTTCGAAAACCCGCTGATCGGCAACTTCGACCGCCAGTTCGAGACGCTCTCAACCTCGACCGACCTCGACGCGCGGATCGAGGCGCTGAGGTCGATCCGTGCGATCATCACGGACAACGTCGATCTGCAGGACGCCGGCAACGAACGCCAGCGCGAGTTCCTCGCCTCGGTACAGGCGCTAGAGCGCCAGCTCCTCGCCGTGAAGGCTGCCCAGGAAGGCATCGGCTCGGCCCAGCAGGTCTCCGAGGAAAAGCTCCGGAGCATGATCGCCGGGCTCGAGGACGAGCGCCGCATCAAGGACCTGATCCGCCAGCACGGCGAGGACAGCCTCCAGGTCGAGGCCGCCCGCGTCGAGATCGAGCGGCAGGCGGTCCGGGAGATGCTGGCGGCGAGCGATGCCTCGGAGGAGCTGAAGCGCCAGTTCCTTGAAGCCTGGGATGCGGCCAATGGCGCCGAGGCCTCGGTCGGCGATCTCTTCTCGGCCATGCTCGACGCCGCCGGCGCGGGCGACGACACGCGGCGCGCCATCGAGGATGCCTGGGCGGCGATCACGGGGGCTGCCGGCGAGACCAACGTCTGGGCCGGGCTCATGGCCGGGGTCGCGGCCGAGGTGCGCGGCATCGGCGCGGCGCTTGCCACGCTTGGCGGCGCCGGCATCGCCAACGCCGGCAAGCAGATCGAGCTTGAGGCCCTGCGCGCCGGCAAGACCGCCGCCGAGGCGCGGCGCGCGGCGCAGGAGGCCGAGTTCCGCCGCGACGCCGAGATCAACGAGGCGAAGGTCGGCCACGTCCTCGCCCAGGCGGTCCTGAAGGAGAAGCTCGAGGGCGTCGACCTCGATCGCCAGCTCGACGCCGAGCGGCGCATCGCCGCCGAGCGCGACCGTGCCGCGACGCGGGGTGCCTCGGGCCGGCCGGGGTCGCGCCAGGCCGACGCGCAGGACCGCTACCTTGCCTCGCTCCGGCAGGAGCGCGATCGTTTGAGGGAAACCGACCCCGCCCAGAAGGAGCTGATCCGCAACCGCGAACGGCTCGCACAGATGACCGCCGGCGCGCGGGCCGAGGCCGAGCAGCTGATCCTCACGAACGCGCGCCTCCGCGAACAGCAGGCCGAGGAAAAGCAGGGGTGGGAGGACATCAAGCAGGCCGCCTTCGACGCGCTCGACGGGCTGATCCTGAGGGGCGAGAGTGCGGGCGAGGTCTTCGCCAACCTGGCCGACTGGATTGCGAAGGCGTTCCTGCAGTCAGCGCTCCTCGGCACGGGTCCGCTCGCCGGCATCTGGGGCGGCCAGGGGACCGGGCTCTTCGACCTCATCGGCAAGGGCCTCGGCATTCCCGGCGCGGCCGACGGCGGCATGATCACCGGCCCCGGGGGGCCGCGCGACGACAGCATCCTCGCCCGGCTCTCGAACGGCGAGTTCGTCGTCAACGCCGCCGCCACCGCGCGCCACCGGCCGCTTCTCGAGGCGATCAATGCGGCACCACGCTTCGCCACCGGGGGCATGGTCGGGGGCGGGGCCAATTCCCCCTTCGGACCCGGAGCCGAGGCGCCGGCGGCGGTGGTCGAGCTGAGGCTCACCGACGATCTCGACGCCCGCGTCGCCGAGACCTCGCAGGCGGTCTCGGTGCGCGTCACCCGCGCCGGGATCGAGGAGTACGACAAGAAGGTCCTGCCGAAGAAGATGCGGGCGGTCCAGGCCGACCCGAGGAGGGTGGGATGACGCTCGCCTTTCCGCTCGCGCTCGCCGAGTTCTGGGACCTCCTGCCGATCTCGACCGTGGCCCTCGACTGCGCGCCCCAGCTCGAGGCCTCGGGCACCGGCGCGGGCCAGCAGCTCACCCGCGAACTCGCCCCGGCGCTCTGGCGCGGCACCGTGACGCTCGGCCGCATCACCCCTGCCGAGGCCGCCGACGCCATGGCGCTCGTCGATCTCGCCCGCCAGTCCGGCGCCTCCTTCCTCGCCTGCGATCTCATGCGGCCATACCCGTCGCTCGATCCCGACGGGGCCGTCCTCGGGACCGCCACCGTCACGGTGCAGTCGATCGGCGCGACCAGGCGCGACCTCCGGCTCACCGGCCTGCCGCCCAACTACCAGCTCCGCCGCGGCGACCTCGTGGGCGTCACCTGGGGCGCCTCGCCGCTGCGCTACGGGCTCCACCGCATCGTGGTGGCCGCGAGCGCGGATGCGACCGGCCTCACCGGCTGGTGCGAGGTCGCCCCGGCGCTGCCCGCAGCCCTGGCCACGGGAGCCGCCGCCACGCTCGCCCGCCCGCCGGTCAAGGCGATGATGGTGCCGGGATCGGTCCGGACCGGCACGCTCCGTCGCGGCCTTGTCGAGGGCGCCGCCTTCGACTTCATCCAGACGCTGAGGTGAGCCCATGCGCAGCCTGCCCGCCGCCGTCGCCTCGCATCTCTCGACCCGGCCGGACGCCGTCCGTGTCCATACGCTGGTCTGGATCACCGCGAAGGATCGCCTGACCGGCATCCCCGAGAGCGTCGGGCTCTGGAACGGCTTCGACCACCAGCAGTTCGACATCGGCGGCATCCGTGACTACTACGGCGCCGGCAACATTCTCGGCCTCGACCGCATCACCTACGGCTCCGGCCTCGATGTGCGGATGCACACGATCACGCTGGCCGCGATCTCGCCCGAGGTCGAGCAGGTGGCGCGCGGCTACGATGCGCGGCTGGCGCCCGTCGAGGTGCACGGGCTCCTGATCGATCCGGTCCAGAACATCATCGTCGGGGCGCCCTGGCTGGCGCTTCGGGGCTGGGTGGACGAGGTCGAGATCCGAACGCCGGCCGTGGACGGCGAGGGCGGGATCGACCTGCGCATCGCCTCGGCCGCCCGGGCGCTGACCCGGACGCTGAGCCTCAAGCGCGGCGATGCGAGCCACGAGCTCCGGGGCGGCGACCGGTTCCGCCGCTACGCCGAGATCTCGGGCACCGCCTCGGTCGCATGGGGCGAGACATGATCCCGGCCCGCCGTCCGGACTGGCGCGGCCGGCTTGCGGCCTGCATCGCCGCCGCCCTTGAAACCCCCTTTGAATGGGGTGTTCACGACTGCGCGCTCTTTGCCGCCGACGCGGTCCTGGCGATGACCGGGGCCGATCATGCGACGTTCTGGCGCGGCCGCTACCGCACCCCGCAGGGTGCGATGCGGATCCTCGGCCGCGGCGGCTACGAAGACCACGTCGCCTATGTCGCGGCGCACCTGGCAGAGGTCCATCCGGCGCTGGCCGCGGTGGGCGACATCGCCGTCGTCGAGGCGGAGACAGGGCAGGCGCTCGGCATCGTGACCGGGCCGGGCATCGCCGTTCCCGGTCCCTCCGGCCTCGGCTTCGCGCCGCGCGCGGCCGCGATCCGCGCCTTCCATGTCCCCTTCGCCGGGGAGGCTTCCTGATGCCGCCCCTGGTTACCGCCATCACCGGGCTCGTCTCTGCCATCAGCTCATTCGCCGCGAGTTCCTGGCTCGCCGGCTTTGCCGTCCGCGTCGTCCTCGCGCTCGGCTTTTCCGCGCTCGCGCGTGCGCTCACGCCGAAGCCGAAGCCGCCGGGGATCACCACCGAGACCACCCAGACCGGCGGAACCGACGCCCAGGCCTTCATCCTCGGCCGCTACGCCACCGGCGGCCAGCTCGTCGCCCCGCCGATGACCCACGGATCGGCCGGGGGCACGCCGAACGCCTACCTGACCTACGTGATCGCCGTCTGCGACGCGCCGGGCGCCACGCTCTCGCGGCTCCTCATCGACGGCGAGGTGGCGACGATCGGCAGCCCGGCGCACCCGGACTACGGGCTCCCGCTCACGTTCAAGGGCTATACCGACTGGGCCTGGGTGAAGTGGTACGACGGCACGCAGACCGTGGCCGACCCGATGCTCCTCGCGAAGTACGGCACGCACCCGGAGCGGCCCTGGGCTGCCGACATGGTGGGCACCGGCACCGCCTATGCGATCGTCACGTTCCGCTTCAACCGCGAGATCTTCAAGAGCTTCCCCGCGGTACGCTTCGAGGTCGACGGCGTCCCGCTCTACGATCCCCGCCAGGATCCCTCGGTCGGCGGGACCGGCAGCCAGTCCTGGTCGAACCCAGCGACCTGGGCGCAGACCGGCAACCCGGCGGTGATGGCCTACAACATCCTGCGCGGGATCGCGCTCCCGGGCGGCGACACCTGGGGCGGCGGCTGGAGCGCCGCCGACCTGCCGCTGGCCGAATGGTTCGCCGCGATGAACGCCTGCGACGCAACCGTCGCGCTTTCGGGCGGTGGGACGGAGCCCGCCTACCGGGCGGGCTACGAGGTCGCCGTCGACGACGAGCCGGCCGATGTCATCGAGGAGCTCCTGAAGACCTGCGCCGGCCGGATGGCCGACGTGGGCGGCGCGATGAAGATCGCCGTCGGCGCGCCCGGGCTGCCGGTGATGGCGATCACCGACGAGGACATCGTCGTCACCGACGAGCAGAGCCACGCGCTCTTCCCCTCGCTCGCCCAGACCCACAACGGGGTGCATGCGACCTTCCCGGACCCCGCGAGCTTGTGGGAAAGCCGCGACGCGCCGCCGCGCTACGACGCCGCGGCCGAGGCCGAGGACGGCCGCCGCCTCGTCGCCACCGTCGCGCTGCCCGCCTGCCCGTACGCGGGCCAGGTGCAGCGGCTGATGCAGGCCTGGATCAACGAGGAGCGCCGCTTCCGCCGCCACCAGTTCGTCCTGCCGCCCGATGCCACCAAGCTCGAGCCGCACGACGTGATCAGCTGGACGAGCGTCAGGAACGGCTATTCCGCCAAGCTCTTCGAGGTGGTCGAGATCGCCCACGATCCGGTGAGCCTCCTGCAGCTCGTAAGCCTCCGCGAGGTCGACCCGGCCGACTACGACTGGAACACCACGCTGGAACTTCCCTGGGTGGCGCCGGTGCCGGGCTCGAGCCCGCCGACCGCGCAGGCGCTGCCGGGCTTCGCCGTCACCGGAACCGCGCTCGACGACGCGGCCGCCGTCGCCCGGCGCCCCGCGCTGCATCTCACCTGGGACGGCTCCGGGCTCGACGACGTCTCGGCCGTCGAATACGAGATCAGGCGGCTCGGCGGCACCCAGGTCGTGCGCGGCGTGACCACCAACGTCGCCGCCGGAAGCCAGATCGTCGCCGCCGGCATCCTGCCCGCGACCACCTACGAGGTGCGCGCGATCCCGGTCGCCCCGCGCCCGGTGATCTGGACCGCCTGGCTCCCGGCGACGACGCCCGCGGCCTACATCACGCTCGACGATTTCGACGACTTCACCGGCCTCTTCGCCTCGGCCGGGCTGACGGTGCCGAAGCTCGTCTCGTCGCTGGCACCTGGCGGACCGGCCCCGGGCGAGGGCCCGCTCGTCTACAACACCACCGACCACCGCATCTACCGCTGGAACGGGACGGCCTGGACGCTCGAGGTGCCGACCTCCGACCTGACGGGCAAGGTCGCCCAGAGCCAGCTCACCATCGCCGACCTGTCGAACCTCGTGGAGGACCCGGGCTTCGAGCTGGAAGGTGCGGGGACTGCGGATACGTGGGGTGTGGCGGGGACCCAGGGGTTCGCCTTCACCAACTCGGCGGCGGATGTCAACTCGGGGAATTGGGCGGCCTACCGGTCGTTCACGGTTCTCGGGGCCTACTCCATCGTCAACAACGCCCGGTTCGATACCTTGCCGGGGGTTCAGTACCGCCTGTCGGCCTACGTCAAGAAGGGCTCCTCCGGTGTCTGTTCGACCATGGGGGTCCGGGTCCAGTGGTTCGACAAGACCGGGGCGTCGATCTCGAACAGCAGCGTCACCATCGCGCAAGCCTCCCTCACGACCAGCTATCAGCGCATCAGCGGGGTCGTGACGGCGCCGGCGAACGCCGTGCAGGGGCGGGTCAACCTCGTCGTCTTTGATCACTCGGCCGGGACCTTTTTCTGGGACGACATCTACTGCTACCGGATGAACGCCGGGGAACTGGTCGTGGACGGCACGATCTTCGGCAACCACATCGCCGCCAACACGATCACGGGCGGGCTCCTGGCCACAACCGGCATCATCACCCAGGTCGGGCAGATTGACGATGCGATCATCACCAATGCGAAGATCGCGAACGCGACCATCCAAGGCGCGAAGATCGCCAATCTGGCAGTCGATACGTTGCAGGTAGCGAACTCCGCGATTTCTACCGTCGACAGCGCCTATACGGCGGGGGTCATCAACGTCAGCGGGGGCGGCTTACCCGCTACTACGACTGTGCAGACACTGGTGGTGAACAAGGGCCGGTCGGCCGCGATGCCGTTTATCGGCACAGTGTCGCTATGGGCACCCATTGGCGAGAGTGATCTGACCGCGACGGTGTATCTCGAAGTGAACGGTACTGTCGTGGTCCGCCTTCCCGTCATCCTCATTGACGGGCAGACGCTCGATTTCACCATCACGGGCGTTGACAACACGGGCACTACTGGCAACCGGACCCTTACTCTCGGCGTCCAGTCTGAGGGCCCAAGCCCGTACCTTGACGCATCGAAGCGCGGCCTGTTCGCCATGAATTTCCTGAAATGAGGGCAGCATGAGCGATCCGCAGACCTTCTTCGCCACCTACCTCAGCGCCACCGGCGAGATCGTCCGCTCCGGCGCCTGCCGGCAAAGCATGGTCGCCGCCCAGGCCGTGCACCCGGGTGAGGCAGCCATCGCCGTGGGCCAGATGGTGGCTGACACGACAGACTGGGTGAACGCCGGGCTCGTGGAACAGCGGCCGGGCCTCGCCGACGTGCCAACGACGAAGGCCCTGGCCGTGGACGAGGATTGGGTCATCGCGGGGGTCCCGGATGGAACGGAGGTCTGGATCGACGATGCCCTCGCGGGCACGACCGACGTGACCGGGCTCACGCTCTCGTTCCCGATGGCCTCGGTCTGGCAGCTCCGATTGGTGCCCCCATTCCCGTGGAAACCGTCCGACTGCGAGGTGACCGTGACATGAGGATCGTCGCCGATGCCCCCGCCAAGCAGGCCGCGCTCGATGCAGCCCTCGCCGCCGCGCGCCGCGCCGCGATCGGCCGCATCAACGGGGCGGCGGGCGAGCTGCGCCGGACCTTCATCACCTCGATCCCGGGGCAGGAGATGCTCTACCTCGCCAAGGAAAGCGAGGCCCGCGCCTTCATCGCCGATCCCGCGCCCGACATGGCCGACTATCCGCTGATCGCCGCCGAGATCGGCCCCGGCCTGACCGCGCCCGACGCCGCCTCGCTCGCCCAGCTCTGGCTCAACATGGGCGCCCAGTGGCGCCAGGTCGCCGCCCAGATCGAGACCGCGCGCCTAGGGGCTGTCTACGCCGTCGAGGCCGCCGCGAGCGAGGCCGAGATCGCCGCCATCGAGGCGGCCTTTCAGGGAGCACTGCCATGAGGCGCCTCATCCGCTGGCTTCTGAGGCTCTGGCGCACGCCGTCGGACTTCGAGGGCTCTCCTCTCGAATACGCCATCAACCAGCTCGGCCACGGCTACCTGATCGGCGGGCCGCCCGCCGCGATCTGGGGTCCCGAGGCGCTGGTGCCGCTGATCCTCGTCTACCTCGCCCTGGTCGAGCTGCCGCAGCTTGTCCTCTGGCGCGGCCAGTTGGCCGACGGGATCGAGGACGCGGCCCATGTCGCCACGGTGGCGGTCGCCGTCGCCTACGGCCTCTGGCCGGCGCTCGCCGCCCACGGGCTTTTCGTCGCGGCCGGGACGGTCGCCCGCATGAACATCGGAGGTCAGGATGGCGGACATTGAGATCAAGCGGGGCGATAACCTCAGCCTCGACGTGACGCGGGTCGATGCCGCCGGAGCACCCGTCGATTGCACCGGCCACACGGTCACCGCGCAGGCGAAGCTCGGTGCCTTCGCCGCGACCCTGACGGTGACCGCGATCAACGCCGCCCTCGGCCAGTTCCGGCTCTCGGCCACGGCCGCCGCGACCGCCACCTGGCCGGTCGCGCGCATCAGCGCCGACGTGAAGTACGACCAGGGCGGCGGCGTGATCCGCCGGTCGGAAACCTTCGTGCTGAAGGTCGTACAGGAGATCACGACGTGATCGCGCTCCGCGACCAGCTGGCGCTCGCCGCGCCCGTCGCGCTCCGCGACCAGGTACGCGGCAGCGCGGTCGCGGGAATTGCGGACGGCACGATCACGATAACGGTGGTTTTGGGCATCGCGGCCCCACCAGGCACATGGCTGCTTTCTGGCGGCGCATGGAGCGATGCGGGTGTCTGGGAAGACACCGCAGTATGGGAGGATAGCTGATGACGACGATCACAAATGGCGAAAGCGGCGCGAGCGTAAGGACGAAGCTGAACGCCGCTCTGGCGGTCACCGACACAGTTCCTGCCGACCTCGCCGCGAAGGCACCGCTGGCCTCGCCAGCGTTCACAGGGACGCCAACGGCGCCCACGGCGGCGCTGGGGACGAACACGACCCAGCTTGCGACGACGGCCTTCATCCAAGCTGCCATCGCGGCGCTTCTGAACAGCGCGCCCGGCGCCCTCGACACACTTGACGAACTGGCCGCCGCCCTTGGAGACGACGCCAACTTTGCAGCCACGATGACAGCCGCGCTCGCTGGCAAGGCCGCCGTTTCGCACACCCACCCGGCCAGCCAGATCAGCGACAGCACTGCGGCCGGTCGCTCCATGCTTACAGCCGCCAACGCGGCGGCTCAGACGGCCCTCCTGAATGCCTTCACGAGCGCCCTGAAAGGGCTTGTCCCGGCCTCCGGGGGTGGCACCACCAACTATTTGCGTGCGGACGGCACCTGGGCGGCGCCACCGGGCGGGGGTGCGACAGGAACCACGTTCTACAACGGCACCGGAGGCACGCTCGCAAGGGGCACACCGATCGCGCTCGGGGCCTTCGACGCGGGCTCTGGCAATCCAGGAATGGCGGCGGCGGACGCCGACGGCGCGGGTCTCATGCCTTGCATCGGCATCCTCGGCGCGGCCGTGAACGCGGGCGCGAGCGGCATTCCCGTCATCACCGGGGGCGAGATCACCGGGCTCGACACATCGGCCTGGACGCTCGGCGACAAGCTCTATGTCTCGACGGCCGGCGCGCTCACGAATGTGCGGCCGACGGCGGGCTTCATCCAGTCCGTCGCGGTCGTCAGCCGCGTCGATGCGGCGGCGGGCGAGATCATCGTGGCGCTGGAGGAGGCGGGCGAGCTTTACACCGAGGTCCTCGAACGGGCGATCTCCGACGAGGTCACAAACCTCGGCGCGGGCACAGCGAAGCTGACGTTCCGGATGCCCTTCGGGTTCAACCTCACCGGCATCCGCGCCTCGGTGAACACAGCCCCGGTAGGCTCCGCGATCACCGTCGGCGTGAACCTGACAGGCATCGGCTCCATCCTCTCGACCGACCTCACCATCGACGATGGCGAGAAGACCTCGGTCACGGCGGCGGTTCCTGCCGTCATCTCCGTCGCGACGCTGGCCGATGACGCCGAGATCACCGTCGACATCGACACGGTCGGCTCCACGACGCCGGGCAAGGGCCTCAAGCTCCTCATGCTCGGGTATCGCACATGACGAACCTCCTGAACCCCTTCAGGATGGCTGCTCCGGGCGGTGGCGGCTTGTCCATTCAGAGCCAGGCTCGGCTCATCAACACATCCGCCCCTGGCGTCACGCCGACGATCCTGTCCAGCATCACCATGTCGGCGGGCGACATGCTCGTCATCGTTATGGCTACCTGCCGCAACACTGGCAGTTCGGCGATGACCATCTTCGGGACGTGGAACGGCGAAAATCTGACTGAAAGCGAAAACATCCTCCACGCGGGCGGGCGGATCACGGCGCATATCCTGACGCTCGCGGCGGCGTCCTCCGGCACGTTCTCTCCAGTCATCACCTGTTCGAACTCAGCGGCGGCTGTCGGGGCCTATTTCTACGTGGTTCGGGGCCAGAGCGGAACACCGATCAAGCAGACGAAAACCGCGTCTCTCACGTCGAGCGCGGGGCCGGTCCAGGCTACCATCGTCGCGCCCAACACGGGTGCCTTAATCTTCGCGACCGGCAGCGTCCGATTTGCGACCGGTGGGGCGACCGTCATGAACGCCAACGCCCCCCTGGCGCAGGACGACACGTTCCAGACAGGCACCGGGAACAACCTCGACCTGGCGTTCGGCGCCGGCCACATGACCGCTCCGAGCACGTCCGACATCACTATCGGCTTCACGCCGGACGCGACCCAGAACCTTCTCATCGCCGCAGTCGAGATCTTCTGATGAGCTATGTCACCGCATCGGGCCGCAAGCTCTACCTCGCCCAGGCGGGCCGGACGGCCGCGCTGACGCGGAAGAACGGGCACAACTTCGGCGCCCCGCCGGCTCCTCCCGCCGGGGTGCTTGCCGTCACCGAATGGCCGCGTGACCGCTTCGCCTTCGACAGTGGCGCCTGGCGCGGCCAGAACAGCGCCGACATTCCCGTTCGGATCACCGCGACGGCCGGCCAGGACATCGAGGCGCGGCTTGTCCCGACCGACGGCGGTGTCGCCTCGGCCTGGACCGACGTGG